ATGGGGTCTTACTAATTTTGATACAAAATTGATTCAATTTCGGGACCGACCGAGTGACCCATGGGGAAGTTGATGAGGATCCCTTTCTGGAGACCCAGGAGTCTCATGTAATTTTGAATTTGAATTCGAAATTGCTCAGTAAGGCGCGAGACAGACTTGAGTTCTATGACGGTATCGCCCACGATGAGGTCAGCCCTGACGTGACCCACGTTTTGACCTTCATAAGATACGGGAATTATCCTTTCCGTCTCGTATGAAATGCCGTGCTTTCTCAGAGCCACCTCAAAGGCTGAGTGGTACACACTCTCTGAGTATCCTGGACCTAAGGAAGACCATATGTCTTGGGCAATAGATTCCATGAATTTTAAACTAAAATTAATTTTAAGCCAGTCTCCGAGCTACACTTCGAAGAAAATACCCACCAGGCATTCCCTGTGTTCCATATCTTAACCCCGCTTCATAGAGTGCATTTCCATGTCTGTTCGAATATATTTTGGCGAGGTTCTGAAGTTTTCTTGCGACTTGGAGCTTGGTGCGAGAACCGAGTGCAGCTGCTCCTCCAGGTAAAGCACCGTACGCTCTAAAAATAGCATTTGCCTTTGCATTCATGTTTGCGGAATTTCCGCGCAACTCACTATAATTTCTTATAGCGTTGGCTAATACTAAATATTCCTGTGACTGTCCGGTGAGTCTTATAATATTTTTAACCTTGTTTATAGCTTCCAGAAGTTTGCGTTTAGAGTTTGCAGCAACGGCTCTCCGTACAGGTGGGCGGCGCGCAGGGGTGGCTTGTCTGCGATGAGCCGCATTTAAAGACGCTGCAAGAACTGCCATACGCTGGGCAGGTGCGCGTCTTCCCGGACTTCCAGCAATCGATACTGATCGAGTTCGACGAGGAGATGGCATCTTATTATTATAAAATATTTAAAGTCAGTTCCGTAGGAACTGTTCCGTGGGATGCACAGTCGCTGCGCGACTGGTTTTTAAAGTGTCAGTCTCAGTGTCGCCGCGCCGTAATTTAGTAAACGAGCTGGAGTCGTACGTTCGAGACCGCGAATCCGTAGCTCCTCTCGAACAATACCTGCAACATTTTCAGTTGCAAAATATCTCAAGCTTGAAACGAGCCATGCAATCATAGTGATGATACCAGTCCTGACCATTTCTGCATTGGCAGCAGTTCTTCCCGTTGCGCGACCAATGAAAGAATTATTGTATTTGTGAATTTGGTTTATAAAATTTGATGTACGCGCACCTCCGTTTCGATAACTCATGGTAAATGCCATAGTTCCAATAGCCATATTAGCGACATTTGGACGCAGCGTGCCTGTCTGAAACTTGCGGTAAAGAACAGCCGCTATAGATGACGCACCCGCCTCAATGACATTTTCGTGTCCTGCGAAGCAGGTCTGGACTATATTTTTGAATTTTAAAAAGGAATTGAGAATAGAGCGACGCACCTTGAGTGCATCCGCAGCAGACATTTCCATGGCGTAGTTATTAAGATATAAAAGAACCACGAGTGTGATAATCAGAGCAACAATACGACGGACCTGTCCCTGACGGAGACGTGGGCGCCCGTTGTTGTTCCGGTTAGGGGACCTGTTAGGAGACCGGTACCGAACGAGACTTGCGCTCGGCATTTACTATCTCACAACACTTTTATATAGAATTCTTGGAGCTTTGCGAACTACCGACCATTTCAAGGCATTATAGTGGCTGGGCGCGTATGCACGCATTTTGTTGAGCGCGCCAAGCGCAATCTGTTTCGTATGAGGCGAGAAATTACCTGGTGAAAAGTAGTAGTTTACCATTGCATTGACCAGGTTATTTGCGTGTCTGTTTCTGGTGGCATTTGTCGCGAGGCTGAAATTTATCGCGCTTCTTCCGAGCGCCTGTGCATGGCGATTGTTCGCGAGACCACTGATTCTGATGGCTGCAGGTAAGAGAGTTTTAGCCATCTGAACCGTCGCTTTTCCTGCAACCGCACGAGCTGTACGGGAATTTGCGGCAAGTGAAAACGGACCTCCGATCAGACGGGTCGGTGGACGAGTTGCCATTTCTATTTACGACCAAAAAGTTTCGAGTACTTTTGGTGGATCCACTTGGCATCAGCCTTGTAGATGCGGGAGGCACGGGGGGCGGTGCGCTTGGTCAGCGTGCTGATGGCAACCAGACGCTTGATAACTGCGTGAGGATCCTCCTTACCCTTGGTCACGGCACGTACCAGCGATTTGCGGCGATTCGTCATCGCCTCGACTGGGTGGTACCCGTACCGGGTCAGCATCCCCTTATTGAGCTTTCCGATAATCTTGTGACCCTTGCCAGCCGCACCCACGTCTGGAATGGGAACTGGGCGCACACGGGATACGCCTGCTTTGCGCACATAGGAAAAGGTTTTGCCATTCCTATGGACTGTTATACGTTTTTCCTTGCGATGCATCGTATACCCTGATCGCAGAATAGAACTCATTTATATTTACTCGGAAAAATTTTGGGAAACCCCAACCATAAACATCTTGAGTTTATTTTCATTTGACGCGCCGAAATCATAAACATCAATATTCGGCGCATCTATATCATGTACCGGAATCGTGTAGACGTGACGCATTTGCATAACAGAATTCAAAATACTGAGTGCATAAGTCTTGAGATTTTTGATTTCCGTAAGACGCCCCCACCCTATACGAATAGCCAGTACATCGGAGCGCCCTACAAAGGGTGCGGCTGGAATAGCCTCAAACATAGCGCCATCAATATAATTGTACCCATCCGCAAGCTTTACAGGCGCAAAAAGAAAAGGGACTGAGATAGTTGCCGCGACGGCATCGAGGACGCTCATATCCGGCGCTGAATCGATATTAAAGTAGACTGTCTTCATGAAATCCACGCAGTATGTGGAAATGTGGAGTTTCACAGGGTTCCACTCATACAGTTCTTTGAATGTAATGTCATTTTTCCCCGTGAATTTTTTACACATATCCACGAGAATTTTCCTAATTTTTTTAGGTGAAATAAGTCCATAATTGGTTAAAAGACTTTTGATACTCGGTTTCATTAAGTCTCTGACTGGAATAGTCAGTGAATAGTCGAGAATATCTGGAATATTTCCTTTTGAGAGTACGTACGTAAAGGCTACCATACCCCCTGCACTTGATCCTGAAATTTCTTCGAGATCCCCAAGCTGACCATCTTGTTTGAGTTTCGTCAAAACACCGAGATACATAAAGTAACCCATGGCTCCGGGTCCTATCACAAGGTGTTTGACCATCTTCTATTTTAATACAAAATTAGTTTCTTAATAATACTCGGGGAACTGTCCGCGCAGGAATGCATAAATCAGGGAAAAGATGAGGGTATGAACGCCGATCGCGGCTGGTCCCGAAGAGGGGAGACTGAAAATAACTCCTGGAGTCAGTGCCACAAATAGCACTCCGGGGACGATGATATCAGCAGTGGTCACGTTGAATTTAAACACAAACCTGACAATAAGATACGTCAAAATGCAGACTAAAAGGGCGTGCATGCACACCTGAACCAAAAGACCTGAACCGGGTGGGAATCCCAACAAGAGTCCAGGGCTTAGGATTGCAAACAAAAGTGCTGGTGTCAGCACCTTTGGAGATGTAATATCAATCATTTATTATAGATTCACATTAATATCAAACCACTTGTAGAAATTTTCAGGATCGACTCGTTCTTTTACAATCAGGATCCGCTTGACTGCTTTCCACGCCTGAATTGCGTGATCAGATGGGTCGGTCGAATAGTGCAATTCAGGACGAAGTAAAAGTTCAACAAACTTTGTATAGTTGCAACTATTTTTCATCATCAAATAGTTGTCATTGAGGTATTCGTTGAATATGGTCCAACCGTCGTGAATCTCCTCAGAGTACAAAGCTTCCCAATCTTCGGGATCGTTATCGTTGGCAAACTCGTCTGATTCATCTGAATCTTCCCATGCGTGTTCGAAAGTGTAAGCGTCACGCGAGTACTCGTCGTTGACACCCATTTCGTCTTATTGTAGTTACGTTCCGTCTCTCTAAGACAGGAGTTTATTGATTCCAGATACGTTTACACCTGCAACCTCCTTGACGTCGACTGCGTCCTGGATGGCGTTGAAAGCTCCCTCGACCTGAGCCTCGTTCCCGCCAAAAAAGGTGTTGAGACCCTTCTTGATAACGTCTTTTGTGATACTACCCTTGACCGTTTTAAGTTTGAAATTCACCTTAACCTTGTCCTGGACATTCACGGTATCAATTTTATTATCTCCCATGTGTTTAGTCACAAACTTGCGAAGCTCCTTTTCACGCCGATTCAGCGTTGAGAGATCTTTGCGAGCTGCGGCGAGCTGGGTCTTTATAGCGATCCACTCATTCGTAGCATTTTTGAAGTCCATTCCTAATAAAAACGGTCTATTTTTTAAGCCTCGTAAATTTCTTCGAAATTTACTGATATTCGCGCTCAATCTCAAACTTGGGGCGCATCACATCTGGTGGGATGGTGCTGAGGTTGAAGATGGACACTGGGGTGCGGGGGTTCAGTGGCTCGCTGCGGAAGTCGCGGTTGGCATTGCGCAGGACGCCGCCGATGGTCTCTGGGTAGCCGATCTGGCTGCGTGGGTCCAGGTAGTTCTGGTTACCCAGGATCTTGTCTGGGCTGAACTGACCAAAGTCCTCGGTAGCCACCACGTCGCGGGGGATCAGGCTGGCGGAGGACACGGAGCTACCGCCGGTCGCACCACCTGAGTAGGGAGCGCCCATGGTGCTATCTTGGGACTGCGCCGTGCCATCATTTACAGTGTTAAAGCCAGTTGGCTGGGCTGATGCATATGAGCTCGTGCGGCAAGAAGTGGGGGCGAAAAGCATCAGGAGGATGACTGCCGCCAGAACCAAAATTACCAGTCCCTTGCGATTCATTTATTATAAGTTGGTGATATTTTTTTGGAGAGACTGGGTCTGGACTTAGTCCAAATAATCTGCTGGGTCATCATCCTCCTCGGGGTCGTCCGTGAACAAGTACTCCTTGGGGAAAGATGCCTTCTGCGAGCCGCCCCGGACGCGCACCTGGACGACGCGCCAGATGGGACCGAACGACTTTTTCAGGAACCACAGACCAGACAGCTCGAGAAGCACGTCACACTTCGAGCCTGGCGCCACCTCCTGGAGTTCGACGGAATTCTTCTGAATGTCGAATGCTGTAGTGACCACCTCACCCTTGACCGTTGCCAGTGTCGCGCTGATGACATCGTCAGTCACGCTCTCCTGGAAGGCGTTTGCAATCGTCTCGTCGCTGAGCTCCTTGCCGAACCACTCGACACGGGACGCCTTGGCCTGTGTAAGCAGATCGTTATCAATAGTAGTAAACAAATTAGAATTTTCAACCTTGAAATTGACCGACTTGGCGGTCATTGAATCCTGGAGCGTCACGCCATTCACCTGGTGACGAGACCCGTTAATCTTCAGGAAATATCGACCGTCTGGCAGTTTCTGGGGCTTTCCGTACTCCATTGTACTATAAACAAAAATATTCTTTAATGTTAGATGAGCGCGTGCAGTGCTGAATTTATAAATTCAGGGTGCCAGTGTTTGACCGATCCCCTGGATATAACAACATCCATTTGTGGTTACATAAACAGACAGAACGGTCTGGTGTATCCGTGCGATCTCGGGTGCTGTGTGCCCGCGTGTCAAAACGTCGGACCGTATCCAATTTTCGATGAAGATTTCAGACCGTCTGGGGGAGGTACTTTGCCCCCAGGCTTTAACGTCAATTTGCCGCAGAGTGATGAACCTTCACAGACGGAAGGGGCTGCGTCATTTTCAAACCCACAGATCCCAGATGACAAGGTATGGCAAATTGTTTTAAAAGGTTTCGTGTTTTTGGTCATCATTCTACTCGCCATGTTGGCACTTAAAGCCCTGTCGCGTGGGTAGATCATAAGATGGCTACCACCACCGATGTTCCCGTTACTCTCGACACCCTGATGAAGGAGCTCAAGGCTGTGCGCAAGGAGATTCGCAAGATTCGCCAGCACATTGAGGACCCCACCGGTGAGAAGCAGGAGGCTCGTACCAAGAATAACGGGTTCAATAAGCCACAGAAGGTGACTGACGCACTGAAGACTTTCCTGAGTCTGGCGGATGATGAGATGATTTCTCGTTCCCAGGTGTCAAATCACATGAACAAGTACTTTGAGGCGAACAACCTGAAGGCGGGTCAGAAGATTAGCCTGGATGACAAGTTGAAGGCTCTGCTGGAGGTTCCAGAGGGTACTCAGCTGACGTTCCTGAACCTGCAGCACTACCTGAGCAAGCACTACATCAAGGACGAGACGGCGGAGAAGAAGCCACGTGCTAAGAAGGTACCCGCCACCCCAGTAGGAGACGCCGAGGCAGCCGCCGCCCCCCCAAAGGAGAAGAAGGTTCGTCCAAAGGTGGCAAAGCCCGCAGCTGCGTGAATGACTTAAAACTAAACCTCGTGTGTAATATAACATAACCAATGGAGTCTCCTCCAATTTTGTCGCGTGATGAACTAAATTCCCTTGCCGGGACAAAAATCAAAAATATCGAACTGTATCAACGGGCTTTCACTCACAAAAGCGCGTTGAAGCGGTACTCCGGTCTTACAGGCTCTTATGAAACTCTTGAATTTATGGGGGACTCGGTCCTTGGATTTATAATCACAAAACACCTTTTTGATCTCCACGAAAAGGAACAGGAAGGATTTCTCACCAAAGCCCGGACAAAAATGGTCCGAGGTAAAACCCTTTGTGAAATTTCCAAGGTTTTAGGTCTCGATAAACTCATCTTGATGGATGAAAAAGGTGAGCGTAACGGGTGGAACACAAATGAACACATCATGGAGGATGCATTCGAGGCACTCGTAGGCGCCATTTACCTGGATCTCGGGATGATTCACGCCAAGAATTTTGTCCTTAATTCATTCACGAAGGTTCAGACGTCGCTGGTTGACGACAACTGGAAGGATCAACTCATGCGCTGGTGTCAGGCGCTCAAGTACGCCCTTCCCGATTATCGCATGTCAGGACAATTTAACGGACAGTTTTTCATAACCGTCGTGGTTGATGGAATGGATTGTGGTTCTGGATTTGCTTCGACTAAAAAACAAGCTGAACAAAATGCTGCCGAGATTGTACTTAAAACCGACCCACGTTTTAAGAATAAGAAGATCCCCGTCAATGGACCAAGACAGGACACTGATTCGCGCGAAGGAACTTCTCGCGGCTGAATACGCAGAACAAAGATCACAGGAATGGTTAGACTTGCGCGACAACATGATTACAGCGAGCGACATAGCAAGCGCAATTGGCGAAAATCATTATGAAAGTGTTGACGCCTTTATTAAGAAAAAGGTACTCAAGACGAAATGGGCTGGAAATGCCGCCACACAACATGGGACTCTTCTCGAGCCTTTTGTAAGGGACTTGTACGACCAAACAACCGGACGTAAGTCCCATGAGATTGGACTCGTTCGACACCGGACGTACACCTGGCTCGGTGCATCACCTGACGGGGTCACTGAGGATGGGTTACTCATCGAAATCAAGTGTCCTTTGACCCGTAAAATAGAGGCTAAAGTTCCTAAACATTACCTGCCCCAAGTTCAACTCCAACTGGAGATTACGGATCTGGAGGAGTGTGATTTTATTCAATTCAAGCCCCAAACGGGTGAAAAACCTCAGGAGTTTGTCATCGTACGAGTCAAGCGGGACCGCGAGTGGTTTACTACGAATTTCCCAGCTATGCAAAAAGCGTGGGACCGTATAGTTGCTGGTCGGACCCACGGTCTGTGCGAAATTGCTGAGGATGTCGAATCTCCCCCCTGGGTTAGAGAAGAAATCTCTTGTGAACTTAGGGAAGATGAGTTGCAAACACAAGAACAAGTTTCTGACGTGCAAGGATTGTAAGATGCAGTGTTGCGCTGGATGCATCCAATCAGAGGTTCACTTATGTCCGATGCTGGCGCAGCGCGTGCTGTCAGCTCGTGAGGAACTTGCTAAGAAATTACCAAAGGTGGAAGCTCCGAAGGTTATTAAAATCATTTGAGTTTCATGCGCCCGAAAAAATAAATCACAAAGACGGCAATCAAAAGAATCAAAAGAAGCTTGATATCCTTTGAGGCGCCCCCTGCACCACCGACTGAGCATCCAGTTTCCCAACTCCATGGGAGCTGAGGGCGGCGCCACGTTATGCGTCCGTTCGAGTACTCGAACTTGCGTGCTGGAAAAGTATGATACGGCGCGACGCTTGGCGCTGCGGTCTTTAAGTTCATGTTTCCAGCATTATCGGTGCTGTTCATGATTGGGATGACGTCATTCATCCGCATAGGGGTTTCATCAATACCCGTGGTGTACGAGCCGTCCATAAAAAGGTCCTTTCGGAAACCATCTGAGTTGATTCCGAAATCACCGGTCCAGGTTGTAGGGTTGAATTTATCAATCTGGAGACGGTCATCAATCATGAGTGTCGATGCCATTATATTATTAAGTAGCTATATTTTCTTTGTAAACTTTTGTTTTGATTTTCTGCCTGTGGAGTTCCCACATTTCGTCAAGGTCGACGTTGAGCATATGAGCCAGCTGGAAGAGGTAACTGAAGACGTCCCCCATTTCCATTGCAACGTCTGTCCCCCTGTCCTTTTTGAGTCCAGTCTTTTTGTAGATCCTCTGATTCTGTCTAATTGAAGATGCCAATTCTCCCATTTCTTCGTTAAGTAACATCCAGACGACACTGACGTGCGCCTTGTCCCATCCTTTCTGCTTGCACATCGTAGCAGTTTCATCACGAAACCTATTCATTGAGTATTTAACGCGTTGTCTCTCTATGTACTGTTGAGTTTTTGAAAGATCTTTCTGTATCGGAAGATCAAAAATGTCGCAACTACGAGTGTAACCAGTTCAGCCCCTATTTTCCAGTTTTCCACCACATTGGGATTTTCAGTCTTGGTCTGAGCCCACGGTTCTATGACCGCGTTACTGAACAATCTGACCGCACGCTCTATAATAAAAAACATGAAGAAACCTATGACGATGTCATCAAGAGCGCGCATTTCTCTACTAAGTTTAAACATTATTCTTCATTGCCTGCATCATACGATACACGGCGTATACACAAATTATGCAATTAATGCACCCAAAAATTGACTGAAAAATCAACCCACAATTTGCCCGTTCTCCACCTTTTGGCTTATTCATACACATTCCCATCTGTGACATCCAAGATATGCACTGCACAACCATCTGTGCCACACACGAGGCGATGCAAATCATGAGAACATCGGAGAACGCCATTTAAAATATACCAAACTTAAAATTTGTGGGAAGCTTGTTACCGTATGTGCTCGTGCTGGTAGGTGCCGCCATGGGTACTGGATTCGAGCTAATGTCCCGCAGGTAGACCGCCTGCTGAAGAACACCGGTCGAAATGGTCTTGATTGCGCGCTTAACCACCTCGACATTCATGGCAGAGACTTGCTGACGCACGTTTGTGTTTGGGTCCCGAACGAGATCCGTGTAGACCACACGCATCAAGGCTTGGAGATCGGGGTCACTTTGTCTGGCAATTTCCACGCCAGTTTTCGCCATGACGCTTGAAATGATATTCGAGTGGATTCCCTCCCGGTTAAATTCAGAAAAGTATGCATCGCCCAGGGGGGTGGGGTTTGAGAGACGAATTGGCTTGCGTTCATAAGTCTCCATTGTCATAGGCACATAAAAAAAACAAACGTGAAAATTACAATGAAGGTCGTCAAGCGCTCTGGCGACAGTGTCGAGATGCTATTTGACAAGGTGACCCAACGAATTTCAAAACTAAATAAGGTGCCAGAATTTGAACCTTTGAATGTACAACCGGACAAGGTGGCTCAGAAGGTTTTCACGAGCATGTACGATGGCATCTCAACAAGTGAGATTGATAACTTGACAGCAGAGGTGGCGATTGGTATGATTACAGAGAACCCTGACTATGAGGTACTTGCGTCCCGTATCATAGTTTCTAACCTTCAAAAGACGTGTCCGAATACATTTAGCGATGCGATGGTCGGGCTGCACGTCAAGGGAATCGTGTCAGATGGATTCATGAAGTACTTGTCTCTTAATATGGATACCTGGATTCAGCCGAAGCGTGATTACGATTTCGGATATTTTGGAATCAAGACTCTCCAGCGTGGTTACTTGAATCATGGTGAAACTCCCCAATATCTATTTATGCGAGTAGCTGTGGGAATTCACGGAGACGACTATCGACGTGTAAGGGAGACATACGACCTCATGTCCCAAAAGTATTTTACCCATGCGACACCGACTCTGTTCAATGCAGGGACCCCTCGCCCCCAAATGTCGAGCTGTTTCCTGGTTGCCATGAAAGACGATTCTATCGACGGTATATACGAGACACTCAAGGAGTGTGCACACATTTCCAAGTGGTCCGGAGGTATCGGCATTCATTGTTCGAATATCCGAGCAAATGGTACCCCAATCAAGGGGACCAACGGTGTAGCCGATGGGATCGTGCCTATGCTTCGCGTGTTTAACAATACGGCTCGGTACGTGAATCAGGGTGGCGGTAAACGCAAGGGATCTTTTGCCATTTACCTCGAGCCGTGGCACGCTGACGTCATGGAGTTTCTGGAGCTGCGTCTGAACCAGGGTGATGAGGAGATGCGTTGCCGCGACCTTTTCACAGCGATGTGGATTCCAGACCTTTTCATGGAAAAGGTTCAAAAGGATGAGGATTGGCACCTGATGTGTCCTCATGAGTGCCCCGGACTTCCCGATGTGTACGGTGAAGAGTTTAACGAATTGTACCGTATGTACGTGGTACAGGGGCGTTTCAAGAAGGCGGTTAAGGCGCGCGAGGTATGGGACGCTATTTTGAAGAGTCAGGTCGAGACTGGGACGCCCTATATGTGCTACAAGGACAGCGTCAACTCCAAGTCAAACCAGAAGAATATCGGCGTCGTCAAGTCCAGTAATCTTTGTGTGGCACCTGAGACGAAGATCCTTACCCGAAACGGGTACATACGCATCACCGCCCTTCAGGACCTGAAGGTTGACGTTT